TAGACGGTCGTTCTCAGCAGAGTCTTTCGCATCACTGCGATTCATCGAGACAACGCCACCTGTGCGGTAACTGCCAGCGTAGGGCATTTTCCCGTCACTCCCGGACATCTTCGGGTTGGTGGATTTAACGTCGTAAGCCTTACCGCATTTCATAATCGACTCCCGCATCCTGCACGCAGGGATACGCTATACCATCTGCGATGGAAATGCAAAAGCCCCTGCTGGGGGTGAATCCAGCAGGGGTAGGCAGATGGGGGAAAAGGCACTAACCCCCAAGAGGCGACGGGGGAGAGCATATCAAGTCCACCCGGAGGCAGCAACCTGCTTGATCTCTTTCCGTCTGGCCACATACGCCCCCTCCCCTGCACTGTGCAGGTGGAGCATCAGGTACTGCAGGGCCTCGGCAACGTGTGAGTGCTTGTTCTTCTCAATGCCGCCGTTCTTGGGATGGTAGCGATACCCGCCCATCATGGCCGCTTTGAGCCGCGTACAGCGGGGGTCCACGATCAACCCCGGGTCGCCATCCACCTGCCGCATGAGAAACTCATCCACGGCGTTCACCCGCGCCGAGATGGTATTGGTCTTGGCAGGCATCACCCGCATCCCCTCGGCCTTGATGATGTCCACCGCACTGCGCTCGTCGGTCTGCGCCCGCTGCACACCTGCAGGGTCTGTGATAACAAGTATGGGTGCGTTGGGAAACCGCTCGTAGATGAGCGGCTTGAGCACCGTGCGGACAAACCGCTGGATGCCCATGTCAAAACTGACAGCTTCGTCAAGTATTAGTGACCGACCACGCGGATCCTGCTGCCCAATGACTGCCGCAGGCGTAAGCCCGAGATCCATCCCGATAACGATGGGCCGTACGCCGTTGAGTATGGGCCGTATGGGCTGCTTGGCCATGTGGTAATCGGGCCTGAAGTACTTGTACACCGGCATACCTGCCGTTGAAAGTCCGTACTCGCCGTCGATGTACACACGGATGTACTCGTCGCTACGGCCCTGTACCGAGTAATAGTCGGGCGGCAGGTTCTCGATATTTTCGGCAAATGCGCTGCGTCCGGAGGGCTGTCTGAATACCGCCCATCCATTGTTGTTGGGCGAGACACCATCCTTGATGTCCAGCCCTTCCATCTGGTAGTACCACCATGTATCCATCGTCGGTGGGTTGGTATCACCCCACATGCCGTGCCATGTGGGACCGCCGTCTTTCTTCGACGGGTATCGGCCTACGCGCTTGGACATCGCATCTATGATGTCGGGGTGGATGTCGCGGCACTCGTTGAACCACGCGCCAGTCAACTCCAGCGAGTTGAGGTTGGCTACGTCATCAGAGTCATCCAGTGCGCGGAACATGATCTCGGACTCTACATCCCCAAGCTTGAAGAAGTAGGTCTTGGTAGTGCGCATGTAGTCCCCACACTGCCCCGGCGGGAACCAGTCGAGGAACGTCTTGATGGTGGTGTCCTGCAACTGACGCACGGTTTCACGGACCACAGCGAAGCGGGTCTTGCGTATACCCTGCGCGTTGGGTGCCTGCATGGAGGCACGACGGATCACCTCAAACGAACACGCCACGCTCTTGCCGCTGCCAACTGGACCCATGATGACGCGCATCTTGGCATCCGAGCGCATGAACTCCTTGAGAGTCAGGCTGGGGGTGTAGTTGATTACAAGCGACATGTCAGGACAAGTCGCCGTGTGACGGCGTCAGTAGAAGTACCACGAACTCACGCGGCGCACGCTTGCGCTTGACGATCTTGGTCTTGTAGGACATCTGGTTCAGCCTGAGCGCAGTCTCGACGTTATGCGCTTCGGAAGCGCTCTTGAACCGCGCAGCAGGAAAACCATCGCGGATTTCCGTAAAGAGACTAAGCAGGCTCGAAGGCAGGGGCATCCAAGTAATCCGGTTCAGGGGTGGCGTCGATCACACGGGCGTCGGCGGGCGAGTTACCAAGGTTGATGGTGATCTTGACACCACCGCCGCCATCAGTCTGCACATTTTCCTTGGGCTCCAGTCCAGCCCACTTCACTGTGGACTTGATCAGGTCAGCCTTGACCGCTGGTGAGACCGCAGGGTCATGGATCAGCAAGTAGGACGTAGTGAGTAGCTCCTCGGCCTGAGCGCGTGCCTTGAGGCGGAACGTGAGTCCCTTGTCGCGCACCTCGGTGCGGTAGTGCTCCACACGCCTGAGGAAGACGGGATCTGCGTTGAAGCCGAGAAGCTCTGAGGTGGAGATCCTGTGCCGGGCGATGACTTCGTTAAGCGGCTCTCCACTGCCTTCAAGGGTGAGGGCAACGTCGAACGCCAGTCTGTCCGACCACTTGGTATGCCACAACGAGGATGAGTCCATGCTGCGAAGGTAGCAGATCAGAAGTTAGCGGGGCAACAGCAAATATTTGGCCGCTTCGACTAGTCTCCGGGGATCATCGCCGAACTGCCCCAGTGAAACATTACATGGGCTACACAACAGCCCACGTACTTTTCCGGTGGTATGGCAGTGATCTACTGCCAGTCGTCTAGCAGATGGGGGCCGCTTGCATATTGCGCAGGTTCCGCCTTGCCGTGCCAGCAATGCGGCATAGTGGTCGGTGGTAATCCCGTACCGCTTTACCTTCGCCCGGTGGGCGTAATCGGGCCGCTCTGCGTGCCGTTCCGCAGTGCATGGCTTGCAATACGCCGAGTACCGTTGCAGCCCAGTCTTGGAGACTCCACGGGAGTAGAACTCAGAGATCGGTCTGAACCGGTCACACCTAGCGCAATGCGACTCGGCACCGTGCGCGTACAAGTTGGACCATCGCAGATCCCGGTGATCCCCATTACGGACTCGGATATACCCGGGCGTTGCAGGGGGCCACTCACCATTAACCAGCGCCCACACGACCCGTCTGGCTGAATACCGCCTCCCTCCAAGCTCGACCGACGCACCGGAAATCCCGTTGGCTCGGATGTTAACCGGCTTCCAATGCGGGGCTCTGGTAATGATCCCGGTCTCCGGGTTGTAGCGGAGCGCCGAACGTAACTGCTCAATCAAAAGCTGGTCCACACTTAGTCCCCGTAAACGTAAGTTTTAAGTAGCTTATCAATAGGGGGAGTTAGTTTCAAGCCCTGTGGTGAAACAGCTTTACTTACATAGGCGGGGGGCGTGCGGCTGCCGATCCATGTGCCCCCCCCCGCACGCGCACCCGCGCACCCGCGCATGATGCGCGCACATGATGCGCGCTTCCTTCTCACCGCCGCAAACTTGACACCCGTGTCAACTCGTGGGAAGGTTGAATCGTCGGCAAGGGAAACCCCTGCGATGCGGGAAGCCCAGCGCTTTCTGGGTTGTTTAACAAGAGGAACTGCCTATGTACAAGTCAAGCGAGAAGCTGACTTGGATCCCGGCTGATCTTGCCGGGTTGTCGAAGGAACTGAAGGCTCTGCATGAGCGCCATTTGGCGCAGTGTGCAGAGGCGCTCGAAACGCAGAAGCGGTTCGAGGAAGCCTTCAGGGCGTCGAAGGCGTCGAAGATTCCGGAGGGCAAGAAGTTGGTATTCAGCTACAAGCTGAAGGTCAAATTCGACCGCATCCAGCAGCATCTGGTCTCGGTCGCTCTGGCGACCGGCGACGGATCGAAGGAATCGAAGGCGGCCACGGTGCCCAAAGTGACCTTCTAACCAACCGGGCGGGGACTGCAAACCCGCCCTCTTTTTGAGGGACTGATATGGATACGGATGACGCTAAAGAGGCGCTAGGGCGAGCGCTGGCCGCGTACTTTAAAGAGGCGCGGGCCTGGGAACGGGCCTACAGGGCCGTGGAAACGGCAAGAGCGTGGCTAGAGGAGAACCCCGACGACAGGGAACTCTGGGCAACCTACAACGTGGCAAGGGACAGCTGGCTCAAGGCCCGCGCTGCCGCCGACGCGGCAGCTGACAGATACCGCGCTGCCGAGGCCGCCCTCGACGCGGTGAAAAAGTAACCAACTGGGTGGGGACTGCAAACCCGCCCTCTTTTCAAGAGGTGACGATATGTTGACGATGACGGAGATCCTCCAAGTCGGAGAGGATATCGAGCGCTACGGACTCTGGGCCACCTACGCAGTTATGCGTGGGGATTGGCAAGATCCACGGTACGGGAAGGGCAGGGCGCAAGCGCTCTGGCTCCTCTGGGTCGCGACGCGAACGAACGTTTACCGACTCAAGTTCCGAATGTAACCACTGGCCCGAGGCTAACCCCCTCGGGCCTTTTCTTTTGCGTGCGCGGTAGCGCTGTGCCGTTCCTATAGTAACCATACGTCGGGGGTTCAAGGCTCAGGCAACTAGACGCGTAATGTGTATGGTATAGGGCTATAACCTGACACAATCTAAACAATCTATACTTGACACTTTTAACTAAGCACGGTTTTTTTCGGGCTATAGTTTACACCTTACAAAAGGCATGTAAGGTGTAAGGTGTCAAGTTTAGGTAAAAGTCCAAGCAAATCAAGGGGTTACCACAATCCAGTCACCGTGAGTCCCTATATATAAGTGATCTAAATAATCTATATAATATAGGGTTTTCAAAGTAATGTCTTACTACAGTTTTGAAAATCATCCATAAACATACTGCGCTATGATTCCTAACTCTCTCTCCCCCAACTCCGTAGCGCCACATTACTTCAAAAAACGTAGATTATTTAGATTATTTAGATCACGCCTTATGAATCAAGCACTTACAACGTCAAGTTATCTAACCTTACTAGATTATTGTCCCTCTCCCGTAGATTATTTGCCTTTTGGCCGGGCCGAACTTGACACCGGCGGCGAGCCGTGGCAGGGTGGCTGGGCTCGGGGCAACCCCCCGACAAGTGAAGTGTACAGTTAAACAATACATGGAGATATGACATGCGTAGCTTTACCGGTTCATTTGCGATCCGTCACAAGGTCACCAAGGATGCCGATCACGGTATCATGATTACCATTGCCCCGAACTTTGTCGAAGCAGCCAAGAATGCTGGCAAGTCCTGTGACGAGAATGCCAACCTCAGCGAGGTGTTGCAGCGGCTCATTGCTGCTGCTGCCTCCCAGAAGACGGGCATCAACAAGTGGTCGCTTTACATCCCCGGTGTGAACGAGACCATCCCCAAGGGCAACCACATCCTGCCTCTGTCCAAGGTGATGGCGTTCCTCAAGTCCAACGAGGCCGACAAGTGCACCTTGACCCTCGGTATGGGCAAGTTTGAACCCCAGCTGCTTCTGGTCGGTACTGTGACTGGTACCAAGAGCGGCCCGACGCTGTTCTAAAGCAGGGCGAAACCACAGGGGCTAATCACCCCTGTGGTCGCAGTGTGATGCACTGCCTGATGAGCCCAACAACCTACAACTTGCTGAGGATTATACCTATGACGCATCCCGACCCCAACAACCGCACTGCCTACCTGCGCCACTTGGCTCAGGTTTATGGCATCCACTACTCGTATGTGGTGGCTATGGCCGAGGGTCTCGGCCCTCGTGCTCTCAGCACGACGTTCCTCAAGGAGTTGCAGGACTTCAACTGCTTCCTGACGGACAGCACCGACACCGACGACAACAAGGAGGACTAGCAATGTGCAAGTTTGAATCCATCCACACCTTTGAGGTGCACCGGACGAACTATGAGGGAGACAAGGTGACCGACAACTACCAGATCGGCTACCCCATGATCGTGGCGTTGTACGCCATGTCGTATCTCAAGGACGAGGAGGGATATCACACCCACAAGGTGACGGCCATCAAGTACCTGCGTCACGAGATGTGCATCAACCTGCGGGAGGCCAAGTACATCGTTGAACTGATCTGGGAGAAGTTCGCCGTGGACTCCACTGGGTACGTGGCATACCGGGAGGAGCCGTTCTACGTCACCTACAAGGGTGTAGAGGGTGGCACGAAAGACCTTGGCCCCTTCGTCAACGAGTAGCAAGTTAGGCCAGCAGCATCGTGCTGCTGGCCTTTTTCCTTTTCAAGGGGTACTTCATATGAACGACCGACGAGACATACAGTTGCTCATGTCCTCTGAGGACATGCTCCAGATCGCAGAATCCGTAGGTTCTTGGGACAAGATGTGGACAGCCATTGGCTACATGGCCACATGGAATACCACATACCCCACCGTCAAGATCATGCGGGACGGTGGCTCCGACATGGTCGCCATCTACTACCGCCACAACGGTGACCGGGGGTATGTGATTGGTGCCGTGTGGCACGAGGATCACTACGGGTTCCACTCATGAGGGTTAATCAACGCCGCTACTCATGGCTCTGTGTGGGTACCAACTCCGACGCTGGGGAAGTTGTGCCAACATGGTTCTACACTTTTCGCACCAGTGAACAGGCAGCCCACTTCATCAAGGCGACGGGGGAGGTGGCACCAGAGATCACTTGGTTGGTGTACCAGTGCGAGCTTGCAGACTGGGAAGACCAGCTGGTCTGGTTCCGCTTGGCATACCTGAACAACCAATCATGACACCCATCTGCCAGCGTTGTGGCAGTGCCTATGACCACCGCCGTGAGGCAGCAGGATACATCCTGTGCCTGCCCTGTGGCGACTGGTATGCCAAGCAGGTCAAGTTCGCAGTGGTTCCCTTGCACAAGGGAGCCTACACAGTGGCTCCGGATGCTCAGTTCATCCGCGAACTCAACCCCAAGTTTACCCACCGATGAATCCTCAGGAGGAAATGATGAATAAGAGTCTGTTCGTACTGCGCCACGGCAAGGGTGGTGCATTTGTGAAGGGGCCAGATGGCAAGTTGCTGTACTTCAGCGACAAGCCTTCGGCCAAGAAGGTTCGCGATGAAATGGGTGGGGACACAGTCGTGTCCTATGGCCCGATGCACAAGAAGTTCAGTGACACAAGCCATGTGCAGATCCTCTACACACTGGCTGGTCGCAACAACGGAGGTAATTGATATGCGTCCTACACTGCTCAAAGAAACTCTCAAGGCTCTCTACCTCGTCCAGCGTACGGTGGCCATCGAAGGCCCTCCGGGTGGTGGCAAGACGACGGTAGTGAGGGAAGTTGCGGCAAGTCTGCATGTGCCGTACATCGAGAAACATCTTCCCACGATGTTGGTCGAGGACTGCGGCGTGCCAAACATGATGACCAATGGCGACTCGTTCGGCTACAAGCTGCCCGACTGGTTCCCGTACAAGGGCAAGCCGGGTACTGATGGCGGCGGCATCCTGTGCTTCGATGACCGCAATCAGGCCAGCGATGATCTGCAGAAGATCCTTGCCAACATCTGCCAAGCCCGCAATCTGCACAACGTCCCGATGGCTGACGGCTGGATGGTGGTCAGCACTGGTAATCGCCAGAAGGATCGTGCTGGTGCCAACCGGGTGCTGTCCCATCTGCGAGGCCGAGAGACGGTCTACAGTTACGAGACGCATCTCGATGACTGGACTACATGGGCCATCGACAACGATGTCAAGCCCGAGGTGATCTCGTTCATCCGCTTCAAGCCCAACCTGCTGCATGACTTCGACCCGCAGCGTGACCAGAACCCCACTCCACGGTCATGGGTGGAAGGTGTCAGCAACGTGTTGGGTGTTGTGCCTGCCGAGAGTGAGTACGAGTCGTTCACTGGTGCTATCGGTGAGGGTGCTGCGGCTGAGTTCGTAGGCTTCATGCGGATCTACCGCAAGCTGCCTAACCCCGATGTCGTGCTGATGAACCCCAAGCATGGCGATATCCCCACTGACCCGGCGACGCTGTATGCACTGAGTGGCGCACTGGCTCACCGTGTGACCGAGGCCAGCATGGATCGCTTTGTGACCTACCTTGAGCGTATCCGTACCGAGTCCAACAGGGCTGAGTTCACTGCTCTTGCCATGAGCATGGCACTTCGGCGGGACTCTGACCTTGCCCAGACCGGTGCGTTCACCAAGTGGGCTGTCAACAACCAGAACATCCTGTTTTGAACCAACGAGAGGAGACCTGATATGAATCTCAATGATCGAGCGATGATGGTGCAGCTGAACATCAGCCAGTGGACTGCACGGCGCTATGACCGCAAGGCCAGTGCCGAGATTACCGATGCCAACAATGCGACCCGTGATGCAGCACGGGTCAACAAGCTGCTGCTTCCCGGAGCAGACAGCCTCAAGGTCGTGCATCAGTACTCCACATGTGTTCGCCAGTTGGTCTACGACAACACGGCATCCTGTGGGATCGACGGGATGCAGATACTGGCTAACGCCAACTACCTGTCATTCTCGGCCCAGTACCGCAAGGACAAGGCCGTGTGGGAACAGGCCGTGAACGAGTTCTGCGCTGAGTATCCGGCCCTTCGTGCTGCGGCACCGCGCAAGTTGCAGGGGCTGTACAACTCCAATGACTACCCCGAGGAGCATGAGATCCGCAACCTGTTCCGCATGGAGTTGGTCTTCTTCCCCATCCCCGAGGGCAAGAACATCAGGATCCCCGTCAGCAACGATGAACTGACCAAGATCCAGCAGCAAGTTGAGGATCGTGTGGACACGGCGGCCAAGGCTGCGATGCGTGACGTATGGCAGCGACTGTTTGACAAGGTGCAGCACATTGCTGCCAAGTGCTCTGACCCGAGTGCCATCTTCCGGGACACCATGATCGAGAATGCCCGTGAGATTTGCGAGGTGTTACCAAGGCTCAACTTCATGGATGACCCGCAGTTGGAAGCGCTGCGGCTTGAGGTGGAGTCGCAGTTGCTGGTGCATCCTGACCGGCTCAGGACTGACCCTGTGCTGCGCAGTGACACGGCAGCCAAGGCACGAGAGATCATGGACAAGATGAACTCCATCATGGGAGGTGGGGCGTGAGCCCCCCTCTCTTGTCCGGTGATCCGACGCAGTACCACAAGTTCATCAGGTCGATGAGCGAGGATGCGTTCTTCAACTACATGCACATGTTGACGCTTGGTATGTATTACCAAGGCAGGAACAGGGGATTCGTTTATGGATCTCTGTCCACTCTGACCGGCTCCCTTATCTTCTTCTACTTCTGGAGGTGACTATGACCAGCCCAGCACGCAAGCCCAAGGTGACCAAGCCTGTCGATGAGAAGGCCCTGATGACCCGCATCAGCAAAGCCAAGACGGGACTGGTTCTCAGCTATCCGTTCTTCGGCAGCATTGCCCTGAACATGGAGCACGGCCTGTCCCGTGCGTTCCCCACTGCTGCGACCAATGGCAAGTGGTGCATGTACAACCCGGAGTTCATCAACGAGTTGACCGACGAGGAGTTGCTGTTCCTTGTGACCCATGAGGTATGCCACCCCATGCTGGAGCATCCGTTCCGGCGCAATGGGCGTGACCCCAAGAAGTGGAACAAGGCAGGCGACTACGTCATCAATCAGCTGCTCAAGGACGAGGGCATTGGCAAGATGCCTGACGGTGGCCTGCAGGACAAGGCCGTCTACGATTCAGGTGGCGGCACGACAGACGGTATCTACAACGTCTTGCAGGATGAGCCGAATGACGACGGCGATGAGCCGGGTGATGATGACGGCAACGGCAAGGGCAAGGGCAAGGGCAAGGGCAACGGTACGGCACTGGATGAGTGTCTGGATGCCGAGGGTAGCCCTGCCGAGGTGGCACAACAGGATGCCGAGTGGCGCATCCGTGTGGCTCAGGCAGCACAGGCTGCCAAGATGCAGGGCAAGTTGTCCGAGAGGCTCAAGACCTTTATTGATCAGGTGCTCAGTCCCAAGGTGGACTGGCGCAACGTGCTGCAACGCTTCATGCAGCGGGTCAAGACCAATGAGCGAACGTTCGCAAGGCCCAACCGTCGCTTCATCCAGCAGGGACTATACCTGCCATCCATTACCGGCGAGATGCTGGGAGAGCTTGTCGTGTTCATCGACTGTTCAGGTTCGGTAGGTGACGAGGACGTAGCCCAGTTCTCTGCCGAGCTTCACGTAATCAAGGACGACATGAAGCCCAAGATTCTGCACGTTATCTACTTCACCAGTGAAGTGACGCACCATGACAAGTTCGGCCCCAATGACGACCTGACTGTGGCCCGCATGGGCAATGGCGGCACGGCGTTCAGCCCGTTGTTCAGGTATATCGACAAGGAGGACATCAGGCCCGTGGCCTGTGTTGTGTTGACTGACCTCGTCTGCGATGACTTCGGCCCTGCACCGGACTACCCGGTGCTGTGGGTATCTACCCACGCAGACAAGGCTCCGTTCGGCGAAATCGTGATGATCAAGTGAGGTGACCTATGACAGTTGTACGTATCAGTGATGACCTTATTTCAAACGTAAAGGCTAGCGCCCGCAATTCCCTTGCAGGCGTGAGGAACACTGCGCTGCAGCAGCTTCCTACGTCTGTCATGGACGGTGTTTATGACAGGTCAATAGGTTTGCATGAAGCTGACATGAAGCGTCTTCCTAGCTGGATGTTCCAAACTTGGAACGGCATGGACTTGGAAATCTTAGTTACCCCTCATGCAATCTCCGGCACAGGGCTTCCGTACCTCGCCGTAAAAAACTCCCAGACGGTTATGTTCTCCACTCCCCGGATCATGCCGTCTCCTGAAGCATTATCAGGATCCAAGGGCAAGCTGTTGCGCAATGGCAACTATGGATCCGGGGTGAAGTACGTCCTGACAGCGGGCGATCCGTTTGACGAGGAGTTGCTTGCCTTGGCGAAGAACCGCAATGAGGGTATAGAGCGGGCAGACAAGATGATGAATGATCTGGCGGAGGGCCTTGGGTCTGTACTCAAGCAGTTCACTACTCTGGCTCCGGCACTGAAGGCTTGCCCTGCATTGTGGGATTTCCTGCCCGAGGAGATCAAGGCGAGGCACAAGACCATCAAGGAGAGACCCGCTGGCAACAAACCTGACCTGTCTGAAGTAGACACCAACCGCATCGTATCGCTCGCTGCGATTGCCAAGATGGTGAAATGATGTTAGCCAGTAACTACACACCGTCGATTCCACAGTCAACTTCAAAGGTAGTATTGACCAGCTACAAGGCGGCCCGGGAGTTCATCTCCCGTGGCCGTCTGCCCTACTCTAGTAGCGACCCAAGGATTTGTAGGCCGGTTCGTTCATGGGGACTTCTCAGAGAATCAGATAACGACACTCTGACACTTAGCATCAGAGCGCATGATGATATCTTGCGGTTCCGTCCTGATAACACCATCGAGTTCATCATGCCAGAGCGCACTCTCTCATACTGTGCCATGACGATTGGCGACCCGTTCTACAAAGTATGTCGCGTTACATTTACCAACCGTGGTACTCACAAATATTCGGTAACTAGCAAGACTAAAGAGGTGCAGTACTATGAAGGTCTGGTCATGGACTGCGAGACTCGCGAGTTCACCAACGCAATAGTCGAGGTGGTCAACGAAGAGAAGCGTAAGGCGTATCTCAAGGCGATAAAAGACTATCGTTACATGCTGGCAGTGCGGGCAAAAATGGGTGTATACAACAGCACATGGCGAGACCCCGCCATATACAGTGTAGATTTGCCATACATGGTCAAGACAGTATTGACTAAAGACCTTACCAAGATGCAATATCCGCCAGTACTGATCTCGTTCTTCCTGCATCACGGCGGGAGACATAAATCAAAAGATGTTGTCACAGGCTTTGACAAGATAATCAAAGCAGAAGACCGTACACTTAGGAGGGCATATGGAGTCTACGAACACAGAGCAGCAGATTCTTCGGGCACTGGAGTTGCTGCACCGTGATGCTGTAGTTGCCGTGGGGGAGGAGTATCTCCCCCTTGGGCGTATCGCCCATGAAGCAGCAGCACATATCAGGTTCCTGCGGGAACGCATCAACGAGTTAGAGTCGTGGCGGTATGGCAGTTAAGCCTGTACGCAAGCGACGATGCCACACTTGCAAGCAGGTGTTTGTTAACCCTGCTTCATGGATGAAACACTTTGGGGGTGGTGGTTCGTGCCACCCCGTCTCCAGCTTTGGCTTCTATGGTCTCGTCGTAAACAAAGCTGGTATTTGGAAAGTCATTACTAACAAGAGGAAAGATGTATGACCAAGAGAGAACAGATCGAAAGAATGATCCGGGGGGGCCGCGATACTCAGATGATCATGAAGGCGGCCAAGGTATCTGCAGCGTATGTCTATGTCATCCGCAGCAACATGAAGAAGGCCATCTCGGTCAAGCTGCCCAAGGCATCGAGCATGACGTTGGAGAAAGTCGTTGAACGGCTGAACCCGGACACGGTCAACCATCCGCCGCACTACACGGCTGGGAAGATCGAAGTCATCGACTTCATCGAAGACCAGAAGCTCTCGTACCATCTCGGCAACGTGGTGAAGTATGTCTGTCGTGCAGACCACAAGGGTTCGCGGCTTGAGGATCTCAAGAAGGCAGCGTGGTACCTGAACCGCGAGATTGCCAAGGGTTAACTCCCATGAATGACCTAACGTCTCTGTCGCACAGAGAGATCCACGCTCGGATGCGGGACTTGGTGCGGATGATTGACGAGTTAGAGAAAGAGAACGACAGGCTTGAGCAGCAAGTCGAAATACTTCAAGCCAACATCCGCAACGGCATACCGGCTATGAAAGGTCTGATTGTCGATGCGCTGATGGCCCGCAAGCACAGTGTGGAATCCATCTCGGAGTTCACGGGCATCCGCAAGCATACCGTGCGGCGCAGGTTGTTTGAACTCTGGAAGTTGGGCGTGATACGTAGGCGTGGCCCGTACCATATTGGTAGAGCTAACGCGATGTACTTTTACGGGAGGAAATTGCGATGAACACACTCGACGAGATGTGGACGGTGCTGGAGGCGCATGAGCCTGCGCCTAAGTACGCCGAGGCGTGGGCGACCATGCTCCGCGAGCGGACAGCGTGGGCAGCGCGGGAAGCGGAGGATGCAGCAGACGCGGCGTGGGCAGCGGCAGAGGTAGCGCGGGCAGCGGCGGAGGCAGCGGAGGCGTGGGCAGCGGAGGAAGCGAGGCGGGAAGCGAGGCGGGAAGCAGCGCGGGCAGTGGCAGCGCGGGAAGTGGCAGCGCAGCGAGCCATCGACGCGATTCGGGAGGTGCAGCCATGACACGCGACGAGATCGACACGCTTTGGAATCAGATGTTGCACCTGCCGGACGAACAGTTTACCCGCTACCGCTTCGCCGAACTGGTCGCCGCCGCCGAGCGTGAGGAGATTAAGCAGTTGCGAGCCGAGCGGAATACGGCGCAGGCTAGTTTGGCTAGCATCCAGATTGGATGGGAGAACTGGAGGGTTACACATTCCACCGCGTTTAAGGATACTGAGATTCAGCGGCTGAGAGAGGAGATTGAGGCAGAGCGGGAGGCGTGCGCCACGGCTCGCGTTGCGATCGGCCATCTGAAAGCCGTCTTGGCTGAGTGCGTCTATGACCACGTGCGCGCTGACACGGAGGCGCGGGACTGGCTGGTGAGCATCGGTGACGATGTGGAGGAAAAGAAATGACACGCGACGAGATCATCCGCATGGCGCGGGAGGCGGGGCTTGACGATTTCTTCTGCCGCGATTTAATGCTGGAACGCTTCGCCGAACTGGTCGCCGCTGCCCAGTGTGAGAAGGACGCACAGGTATGCGAGGCAATCACATGGTCAAGCGAGGCGAGGTTTTTTGCCAAAGCTATTCGTGAGAGGAGTGAGTAATGGATCTGATCACCATAGATTTCGAGACGGCGTACGACAAGGAGTATTCACTCAGCAAGATGACGACTGAGGCATACATCCGTGACCGTAGGTTTGAGGTCATTGGTGTCGGGGTCAAGATCAACGATGGCCCCACTGACTGGTACAGTGGAAACAATCCCGGCAAGTTCCTAGGTTCACTGGACTACAGCAAGTATGCCGTGCTGTGTCACCACGCAGCGTTCGATGGTGCCATCCTGTCGTGGAAGTACGGCATCAAGCCCAAGCTATGGCTCGACACCCTGAGCATGGCAAGGCCGCTTCATTCGCAAGTCATGAGTTGCTCGCTCGCATCGCTGTCCAGCTTCTACGGGCTGGGTGAGAAGGGCACTGAAGTCATCAACGCATTGGGCAAATGGCGCAAGGACTTCACGCCACAGGAACTTGCCAAGTACGGAGAGTACTGCTGCAACGACGTCGAACTGACCTATGCCCTGTTCCAGAAGCTCAAGGGTAAGCTGGCAGTGAAAGAACTACTGGCCATCGACACTGTGCTGCGGATGTTCACTGAGCCAATGATCGTGCTGGATCAGTCATTGCTGGCCGATCATCTGGCCGACGTACTGGAGCGCAAGGATGACCACCTGTCCCGCGTAGCCGCTGAGTTAGGTGTGGACAAGGCCAACGTACAGACGGCCCTGATGAGCACTGGCAAGTTTGCTGATCTACTGTACCGCTACGACGTAATCCCACCGGTCAAACTGAACTCTTCGGGGGAGCAGACTTACGCGTTTGCCAAAACAGATCAGGGTTTGCTCGACTTGCTGGAACATCCTGAGGAGCGTGTGTCCTCACTGGTGGCTGCCCGTTTGGGAGTCAAGTCCACTATCGAAGAGACCCGGACGCGCAACCTGATCAACGCATCAGAGCGCGGTGCCATGCCCGTCATGCTCAACAACTACGGAGCGCACACGACCCGCCTTACTGGCGGCGACGGGATGAACTTCCAGAACCTGCCATCACGTGGCAACAACACCATACGACGTTCACTTACTGCGCCGGCTGGGCATACCATCATCGCTTGCGACTCCAGCCAGATCGAAGCCCGCACACTGGCGTGGCTTGCTGGGCAAGAGGATCTGGTCGATGCGTTCCGTGAAGGGCGGGATGTCTACTCGGAGTTTGCCACTGAGGTGTACGGCAAGACGATCACCAAGGCAGACAAGATCGAACGCTTTGTAGGCAAGACCTGCGTTCTCGGATTGGGGTACGGTCTCGGAGCAATCAAGTTGCAGAAGACCCTGAAGCTAGGCGCTGGTGGCGTAAGCGTGGATGTCACCATCGACGAGGCCAAGCGCATCGTGCAGATTTACCGTCGCAAGTACTGGAAGATCCCGCAACTGTGGAACGTGCTGTCCAACACGATCAACCAGATGCTAGCAGATGGCGAGGGCAGTGTCGCTGGCGTGCTGAAGTACAAGGGCAAGACCATCGGGTTGTCCGGGTATCCATACATGACCTACCCGCTGCTGCGCCAGCCGTCCAACGCACTTAGTTCACTGCTCAACAACGTGCAGTATGTTTCAAAGCCCCGCGATTACAAGAAAGCCACCGCCGAAAAAGTATCTGGTGTGGTAGACCCGACGATCAACTGGGAAGTACTGTACGGTGGCAAGTTCACGGAGAACTGCATCCAGTATCTTGCTGCCATCATCAACCGCGAGTTCATGGTGGCCATCGCCCGCAAGTACAGGGTGATCTTGCAAGTCCACGACGAACTGGTTGTCTGCGTACCGGACGAGCAGGCCGACGAGGCCGAGCGGTACATGATCTCCGTCATGAACACGCCGCCTGTGTGGGCGAGCACGCTACCTGTGGCATGTGAATCAGGAAGGGGGAACAACTATGGAGACTGCTGAAGGGTTCACCTACGTCTATTTTGGCGGCATGCTGGGCGTATACTGGGTGGACTACCCGCAAGACCATGACAACCGCTTCATGCGTAAGTGGTATCTCGGAGCGCGGAACCTGAACACTGTGCTCCGCAACTTGCAGCGCGTGTACCCCGAAGTTGTGCTCGTAGACCGTAGGCTATTCAGATGAAACTTTCCCACTCGTACTCCTCCATCAGTCAGTTTGAGAACTGCGCCTACCGGTACTACCGACAGCGCATCCTGAAAGATGTAGTGGATCAAGGAGGGGAAGCGTCGAAGTATGGCGAGCGCATCCACAAGATGCTGGAAGAGCGGCTCATGGGAACTGATCTGCCGCAAGAAGTGGCGAACTACGAACCCTTGTGCCGGTCGTTCCTGAATCTTGCTGCTCCAGACGGGGAGTTGCTGGTAGAGCATGAACTTGTTTTGACTGACACACTCACGCCAACAGGTTGGTGGGAACCTGACGCATGGCTTCGCTCGAAGCTGGATGTCCTTGTTCTGCGTGGTAACACGGCAGTGGTCGGGGACTGGAAGACTGGCAAGCGCAAGCCAGACTTCTTTCAGATGCAGATTTTTGCAGCGCAAGTATTCAAGCACTACCCAGACATAGAACGTTGCGTGACGTCGCTGGTCTGGCTTCGTGACATGAAGATGGACACCGAGCAGTACGTCCGTGCTGACAGCAACAGGTTGTGGGCAGACATCATGACCCGCATACGCAGGATCTATGACGCACAGGAAGCAGGCGTATGGCCCGCCCGTCCTAGCGGTCTGTGCAGGTTTTGCCCTGCACGGCACGACTGCGATTCGGCTGCATTGTAGTTGACAGGGGAAATCTTATGGCGCAGACTCCAGAATCCAAGGTTAAGCGCAAGGTCACGGAGATGCTCCGTGCCTGCAACGTCTGGTACTTCTTCCCTGCCAACAACGGGTTTGGCAAAGGTGGCATACCGGACATCGTCGCGTGTATAGACGGTCGCTTTCTGGGCATTGAGTGTAAAGCTAACGCCACGCTCAAGCCCACGGCTTTACAACTTTCGTGTAAAGCAGAGATCGAACGTGCTGGTGGTAAGTGGTTCTTGGTTCGTGACGATGCGTCCTTGGCAGAGTTGACGGCTTATATAACAAACAAGCTATGGTGACACATGTTGGTAGTCGAGAAGGTCAGGACACTTGCGCTAAAACTTAACAACCCGGCGCGAGTTCTTGAATGCATACCCACAGCCAGAGCCTGTGAGATTCGCGGCATACCACTGGTACTGACACCACATGGGTTGGATGAGGTGAAGATCCTCAACAACCTCGGGATCAAGGCTCCGTCCCCGATCAAGCACTACTACGATTGGCCCGGTAAGTTCACCCCGTACAAACACCAGATGGAAACTGCAGCGTTCCTTACGTTGCACAAGCGGGCGTTGGTGCTTAACGATATCGGCACAGGCAAGACGCAGTCCACGCTCTGGGCTGCGGATTACATACTGAGGAACAAGCCCGGTGCCAAGGTGCTGGTCATCTCACCACTATCCACACTGGAGCGTGTGTGGGCGGACGGCATCTTCACCAGCTTTATACACCGCAACTTCGTGGTACTTCATGGCACTGCCGAGCGCAGGCTCAAGCTGCTCAAGCAAGATGTCAGCTTCTACATCATCAACCATGACGGGTTCCCCATCATCGCCCCGCACTGCCACGACATGTTCGACATCGTCATCATCGACGAGGCAGCTGTGTACCGCAACCCATCCACCAACAGGTATAGAATCTTCAAGAAGTGGATTGACGCTAACCCGACAACACACTTGTGGATGCTGACTGGCACGCCGACCCCCAACGCACCGACTGACGCATGGACGTTAGCCAAGCTGGTCAACTCACCGCACTGTACCAAGACCTACACTGCGTTTCGCGAACAGGTGATGATGAAGATTAGCCAGTGGAAGTTTGTGCCTCGACCAGAATCAGCGGACATCGTCAAGCACATCCTCCAACCTGCTGTTAGATATACCCGCGAAGAATGCTTTGACCTCCCGGATACCATCATCCAGACACGCAGTGCAGAACTCTCTCCGATGCAGAAGAAGTACTACACGCAGATGCTCAAGCACTTCATAACTGAGATCATTACAGGCAAGCAGAACAACGCTGCGATTACGGCAGTCAACGAAGCAGTAAAGATACAGAAGCTAATACAAATAGCTTGCGGTGTGGCTTACGGCCCCGAAGGAGAAAATGTTGAGCTTGACTGTAGTCCACGCATCAACCTCGTCAAGGAACTGATCGAAGAAGCTGGCGAGAAAGTCATCGTGTTTGTGCCACTGACTGGAACGCTAAACATGCTGCAGCGTGAGTTGTCCAAAGATTGGTCTGTTGCGGTAATCAACGGTGCCGTGCCAACTTCGCAGCGCAATAAGATTTTCCACGACTTCCAACATCAGAAAGATCCGCGTGTACTCGTCGCCCACCCCGGCACGATGGCTCATGGCTTGACACTGACGTCAGCTTCCACCATCATATGGTATGGCCCGATCAACGAGCCAGAGCGATACACTCAGGCCAACGGGCGCATTGAGAGAATAGGCAAGCGACACGTTTCAAACCTCATACATATAGAAGCGACCGACTTAGAGCGCCGGATGTATGAGAGGTTGAAGAACAAGCAGAACCTGCAAGGGTTACTGCTCGACATGATCGAAGAGCAGACAAAGAGGTGACCATGACAATCAACGTAGACAACGTCGTGGCAACTTACATGAAGTTGCGCGACAAGAAAGCCGCTATCGAAGCCGAGACCAAGGAGCGTGTCTCCGAGATCAAGGCCAACATGGAAAAGCTGGAAGCGTGGATCAAAGTGCAGGCCGACACGCAAGGTGTCACCAGCTTCAAGACCGCGCACGGCACTGCGTTCCTGACCACTACCGACTATGCAACGGTCGCGGACTGGGACGCTATGCTTGGCTTCATCCGTGAGAACGATGCGTACGATATGCTAGAGAAGCGCGTCAGCAAGATTGCTGTGCGTGGATACATTGAGTCGAACAAGGCTGTCCCGCCCGGTGTCACCTATGGCACCAAGCTGGAGGTCAATATCCGCAAGCCCGGTGCGGCTTGAATATTCAACCCAGAAGGAACTACCACATGACTACGAATCTGATCCCCGCCAACGTCTCCATTCCCTCCCACCTCGCCAAGTACGTTGGCAGGACCTCGGCCCTCGGCCTGTCCATGAGCGGTGGGATGACCAGCAACTCCGGTTTCCCCCGCATCAGCATCAAGGCCAGCCGCTTCCGCATCGTGGATGGTGACACCGAGACCGTGCTGCCCGACACCACACTGCAGGTTGTTATCGTGGGTGCCAACCCGCGCTTGTCCAAGACTTGGTACGCCAAGGCGTGGACGAAGGACTCCGAGCCGCAGGCTCCTGACTGTTTCTCCCTCGATGGCATGTCGCCCGATGCAGAGTCCACCTCGCCACAGAATGACCTGTGTGCGTCCTGCCCGCAGAACGCGTGGGGCTCCAAGGTCACTGACGCTGGACAGCAGATCAAGGCGTGCTCTGATACCAAGCGACTGGCTGTCGTGGCCGCTGACGATCCGTCTGGCCCCATCTACCTGCTGACCGTGACCCCGGCTGCGCTCAAGGGACTGAACCAGTACCAGAAGGAACTGTCGATGCGCGGCATCCCCGCCGAGATCGTCAAGACCGCCATCTCGTTCGACACGGACGCCAGCTTCCCGAAGCTGAAGTTCGGGTTCGGTGGCTTCATCGAAGAGGATACCCAGCAGCTTGTTGATGGCCTGTTCGGTTCCGAGTCCGTCCGTGAGATCACGGGTGAGATCGTGAAGCGCCCGGTTGAAGTTCCCAAGGTGGCTGCCCCCGCTGCCGTTCATGTCTCTGCGCCGAAGCCCGCTGTACGGGTAGCCCCTGCCCCCGTGGTCGAAGCAGCACCTGCCCCCGCTGCCCCTGCTGCGGAACCTGCTACCCCGAAGCGCGGCTTCGGCGCGGCCAAGAAGACGGCCAAGCCTGCCGCCCCCGTTAGGTCACCTGAACCGACTGCCACACAGCAACCTGCTGCTGCGTCTTTGGCAGACGAGATCGCGGCACTTGTGGGCGAAATGAGCGACGATGTCTAAATTCCCGCTTGATTTCTCCAAAGTTGAGGCATTGCGTAGGCACATGTTGCTGACTACCAGCGACATGGCCGGAGTGCTTGGCGTATCCCGGATGACGTACTATGGCTGGGTGAAGGGGAAGCCCCTTCGCAAGTCCAATGAGGCGAACGTACGGGTGGTGCTGAAGCGACTTCTGGCAGTCATGACGGAGCACGGATGGCCGATGCCCAGCGTGATTGCAGCAGGACAGAAGGAGCGCAAGGCCAAACTTCTGGAACTCCTGAACTAACAGGGGGCGGGGGAGGGCAACCTCCCCCTTTTCAATATTGGGGGCACGCATGGATACGCTGACATTTCTGCAGCGCGTACTCCCGTCCGATGGATTCTACGTCACGACGGTCATCAACAACGACCAACCGCCACGGCAGGGATTTTTCGGTACGGTAGACGAGCTTGCTAAAGCAATCACGGGGCTGGATAAAAGGGGTGACAACACATATTACGCAGTCTCGACCTTTGCCCAAAAGGGCAAGCGACGACAGGACAACGTCCTGCTTACCAAGGTTCTATTCCTCGACGTAGATTGCGGAGAGACCAAGCCCTACCCGGACTGGAAGGCAGGGCTCAAGGCGCTGGCCACGTTCGTGCAGACCACAGGGCTCCCCAAGCCCGTGGTGGTGTTCTCCGGTAACGGACTGCATGTGTACTGGGTGCTGGCCGAGGCGCTGCCTCCTGAGGATTGGCGGCCACTGGCCGAGGGGCTGAAGGCCAAGGCCAAGGAGCATGACTTTCGTGTGGATTTTGCGATCACCACGGACAGCGCTCGCATCCTGCGCCCAATCGGGACGCACAATCCCAAGAACGGCAACGAGGTCAAGCTGCTGATCAATGGCCCAGATGTACCCGCTGAGGCGATGCGTGAGCGGTTGATAACAAAGACAAACAAGACAAGCTCAACACCCGTCAGCAAGTTGTCACAAGCTCTCGCTGTACCGAGCACGCTCCCGGCGGCAAATGCCACGGTCGTAGCTACCCGCTGCCAGCAGATTGCATGGGCCACACAACACCAGTCAGAAGTTTCCGAGCCGCTCTGGTATGACCTGATCGGCGTGGCCGCGTACTGCGAAGACCCGGATCAGACGGCCATCTCGTGGAGCGAGGGCCACCCACAGTTTGATGCCAGCCAGACGTTACAGAAGCTCTCGCGCTGGAAGGCTGCAACCACAGGGCCAACAACCTGTGCCAAGTTTGAGACCGACAGGCCGAACGGCTGCAAGGGTTGCAAGTTCAAGGACAAGATCGGAACCCCAGCCAGACTCGGCATCCAGTACCAGACAGTTGCTGCAGCACAAGACGCTCCGGACAAGACAGCATACGAGATCGACATCCCCGCTCCGTTCAAGCGGACAGCAGACGGGATCAAGATGACCATAGATGAATCGGACATCGACATCTGCAAGTTCGACATCTACCCCGTGTCGTACGGCAAGGATGAGACACTGGGTTACGAGACAGTGCGATACCACTGGAAGCGGCCACATGTCGGGTGGAAAGAACTTGTCCTGCGTCAAGCCTACCTCGCTGATGGCAGCCGAGAGTTTGCCGCAGCACTTGGAGATCAGGGCATAGTCCTTAACAGCAAGACGCAAACAGGATACTTTCAGTACATGCTCAGAGCCTACATGGAAGAACTGCGCCAGAAGCGCACAATGACCAACCTGTACGCCACGATGGGTTGGAAGGAAAATTTTACCCAATTTGTTATCGGGGACAAAATTCTGCGGCGCGAACTCGACGGCACCGTAACCGAAGAGACCATCACGTTGGCGGCAGGTAGCCAAAAACTCGGCAATGAATTGTACGGTGTTGCTGGTGATGCTTCCGAGTGGAGTGAGTTCACTTCCATCCTTGAGAGGGCGAATCTTCCAGCGCATATGTTCGCTGTTTGCGTGAGCCTGTCATCCCCGCTCTACGCATTCACCGGGCTCAAGGGACTGACCATCTCTCTTTACGGGCCAACAGGTGGTGGTAAGACGCTGGCTCAGTTGTTCATGCAGAGCGTTTGGGGAAACCCAGAACGCCTGCACTTTGCAGCCAAGTTCACACAGGCATCGTTGTTCAGTCGCATGGGCCTGTATGCCAACATGCCAATGACCATTGACGAAGCCACGATGATGGCCGACAAGGACGTAGGTGATTTCCTGTACTGGGTCAGTCAGGGGCGGGACAAGGCCCGCCTTAACCGCAACTCGGAGGAACGTGATGCCAAGACTTTCGCAATGCCGGTCACGGTTTCGACCAACAAGTCCATGCAGTCCAAACTTATTGCCTCGGGGCTGGATACTGATGCCCAGCTGGCTCGCCTGCTTGAAGTTAGTGTGGCCCCGAATCCCTTGTTTCTCAAGGACAGTTACGCTGGTCGTAAAATATACGGTTTTGTCAATACGCACTACGGGCACGCGGGACCTGAACTGATCAAGTATTTCTTGGCGCTTGGCCCAGATGGCGTCAAGGCCATGCTTGCCGAAGCAGAGGAAACATTCAGGAAGAAGTACCGCTGCAAGTTCTCAGGTGATGAACGCTACATGGAGCAAGCTATTGTGCTAGCTGATCTTGTCGGCAGAATAGCTACAGAACTTGGGCTGATAAAATTCGACTACACCAAGGGCATCGAGTGGGTGCTGGCTCAGATCGGTTCAATACGTCGCAGCATTGCCGAGCAGAAGACTGACTCGTTCGACATCCTGTCGGAGTACCTGAACGAGTTCACTGACAAGTCAGTGGTGGTGATGTTCAACGGGGAGAAGGCCCCGGTCGTAGACAACAGCCGCCTGCCCCGTGGCAGCGTGTTCATCCGGTACGAACTGTTCCGCAAGAACGTCGGCCAGTACTTCGACCACGGCTCCGTGATGCTGGATCGCACACACTTCAGGCGTTGGCTCTCCAGTCGTGGAGGTGACTACAAGACCTTCACGGATGATCTTACTGCCGAGAGTGCAGACGCCACGCCCAAGTCCAAGAAGGCGTACCTGACCAAGGACACGCCCATCAAAACCGGCCAGTCGTACGTCATAGGGATCAACCTCAACCACCCGCGAGTGCAGGGTATCCTCGACAAGGCCAACGACGATACCGACAACCTTGCCTACGGGAAGTTGAAGTTGCTCTGACTACTCCCCTTCCATTCCGTCCGGAGCGAGGATGTCCAAGGTACGTTGTGCCTCGGCTCTGGCGGATATCGGGAGGGTACGCAGGAACCTATCTCCAGCAGGACGACGGGCTTCGCGAAGCGCACGTTGTGCGTTCTTGGTGAAGTTGGAAATCTCCAGCCCAGTGCCCTCAGTGTCTTCGTTCCACTGCTCAACCAATTCCCGGACCTCCTGAACTTTCTCGGAGTCCTGAGCCAGCGAAGCAGCAACGTACTTTCCGTAGAACTCAGCAGCAATGTCCTTGCGGTAGTTCGACACGCGGGTCAACACGGCAATACCCGCGTTTGCGCTGGACGCCGCTTCCGGATAGAAGCCCAGTGCCCGGGCCAGATACGTCCCGGCGTGCAAGTTCTTGCTGACAACGTAACCCTTCTGGTTGACGATGGTTCCGGTGTCGTAGTACGTCGCGATGTCCGCGCCAGCGCGCAGCATGGTGACCGGTGACGTACGCAGGATCGACGTCAGCGAAGTCTTGTCCTCGACAACTCCGACAGTCTCCAGACCGTAGCGAGCGACGTCGAACCCCGTGGCAAGAGATTGCTGGATGAACGAACCGACTGGACCAGTGACCTCCATCAACTCCCGGAAGCCAGAAGTGTTACCGACGAGACCGATGCCGCTACCCGGGACGATATTGCCCAGACCCACGCGATCCGCCACGTTTCCGGGTGTCAGGTAGTTGAGTGCGCCGCGCAACAAGATGGGCGACAGGCCGGGAACCAGTGCATCGACGGTCTCCGCAATGGTCTTCTCCATGCTGCCACGCCAGAGTGCTGACGGCCCCAACCCGAGTCGTTGCGCGATGGTGTCGATGAGGTCGAAGATGTCCTCTGCGAATGGCAAGTTCTTGAGACCGGCAAACAAAACAAGCAGGCCAAGTGCCAGCAACTTCTGGTCACGAGGCAGTGCCTTGAGCAACTGCACCGTGTTCACCACAAACATCTTGTACATGAAGGCGAACTGGGCAACGCCACCACGGAAAAGCGCAGGGCGGTTGAACATGGCGTACTCACCGAGCGTGTTCTCGATCATATCGACCGCGAACTTGTCCGCTTCGATGAATGCCTGCTCGTCGCTTTTGTTAGCGCCCTTGGCCCGGTCGTATGCCATGCGGAACGCAGCCAGACCCGTCGCACGCCTAGCAGCCTGTTCTGTGTAGTTGAACATGCCCATGATGGCTCTGGCTCCAGTCTGCGCATAGCCAGAAGTCATGCGACCACGGGCAGATCCAAGCATGGAGTTGGTCAGTGCTGCCTGCATGGTCCCTTCGGAAACTTCTTTGCGCAGGAAGTCAGCTTCCGCCCGGGTGAGCCCGAGGGCTGCAAGGTTCTGAGCAATGGCCTCCGGCGAGCGCTTGTTTTCCTCTGTACCCAGCAGCTTGTCCCAGTAAGCCAGATCACTCTGGTTAATCCCTGACGTCTGGCGCAGCGCACGCGTCATTTCGCGGGCTGTACGACCGAGACCGAACCCGCCACCAAACCCGTTCTTGGGGTTGTACCCGGCCAGTGCCGGGAGCACGTTAAGAGGTAGCGAGAAGTAGTTGAGTATTGCTGTAGCTGGTGAGAGACCCATGAACGCATAGGTCGTGAAGAGCCGCAGCTTAGAGCCGAGTTCGCCTGAACCGAAATCCGTGAACTCCACACTGCGCTGGGCGTTGAGGAACTCGATCATCCGCTGGCCGCGATCCTTGTAGAGGTTGGCCTTCTTGGCTGACTCATTTACCACGAATGTAAAGTGGTAGGCTTCAAACTCCTTCCTCGCAGCACTACGTTGTGGATCATTGAGCATCGGGTTCTTGATCGCTGCATCTCGCGCAGCCTTGAGCCGGTCGTACTCGGCCTGACTACCAGACCAAAGTTCGTTGGACTCTTCCGACTTGTCGTAGAGACGGTCGATGAAGTGCTGGTTCTCTTTGCGTGCCACCACGCTGGCCACTGACTCAAGGTGGCCAGAGACATACTTGATGGTGTTGGGATCTTCACCCGGGTTGCCGCTGCGCTGCAGCCGCTTGCGGGCACTAGCATCCTGCTGGGTCAAACCAACGACGAGACGTTCACGCTCTGAAGGATGCAGGGCAATGCTGAACTTGTTGAGCACACGGACAACATCATTCAGGTTGATGGGGCCTGCGTTGTCGTCGGTCTGGCGTGCAGTCTCAGCCACTACCTTGAACTTGACCTTCATGACCCCGAACTTGCGGTCGTCCCCCAGCACCTCGGCATCGAACGTGGTATCACCGAAGAGCGTTTCTATTTCCCCAGCATAGGCTTCGGCCTCAGACCGGAGTTCCGTCTGGATGAAGATCATCTGGTTGCGATACTGCTGGGAGAGTTCCCGGATATCGCCGGTATTGGGATCCGTTGCCACGATGCGAACCTGCCACTTGCCGTCTCGGCCCAGCGGGACGTACCCACCAGCAATGCTGTTTGCAGCATAAAGCTCGGCGTTGCGACGGCTAAGTTCAAACAGCGCCAAGTTCTGGATTGCCTGCTGCATGGAGAACTTTTCCCCCTCGTCGCGACGAATGCGGGAACCAGCCTTCAAGGCTTCAATCCCGTCCACCACTGACTTCTGGTCATCAGCCTCAAAGAACGCTTTGGCAAACGGATCGTTGAGATCCGTGTCCAGACCCAGCACCGCTTGGTTGAACTGCGCCATGAACTTGTTGGCTTCGATCAGGCTCTCGCTACTCTGAATAGTGGTGCCGTCTTCCCGAACTATGGGATTCTCATCACGGATCGTGAGGTAACGGTCTTCGATGCGCTCAAGGAAAGTCCGGTTCTCGTTGGTCAAGGGACGCCCAAGGAAGCGTGCAGCAATCTGCAAAATGTTGTCACGCTCTGCGCGTGCAGCCGCGTAGTTGGCCAGCAGCATGTCAATGGCCGACCGGTCCATGGTGTCACGGACTTCGTTGTACATCTGCCATTCTTTGCTGTTTTCCGTCAAGCCCGGCATTGTCTGCTCAGAGTAGGTCTTCTCGGCCAGATACGTCGGCGCTTCGATACGCGCCTTGTAGCCTTTAGCCTTGGCCTTCTTCTTGTCCTTGACCTTGGCAAGGTACCGCTCTGCACGAGTCTTCTCATCACCAGTGGTTCCGAGCACGGCATTCTCGGCTTGGAAGATTTCAGCATCCATCGCAGCCAGTTCAGTATCGCGCTCGCCTTCAAGACGCGTGCGCTCCTGAGCCGTCATTGTTGCGGGCTCACGCACTGTGTACTTGATGCCACGGCGGAAGTCTTCGATGGTGAACCTGCCCATGGCCTTGAGGCGGGCAAACACTTCCGGACTGAGTATGGCGCGTCCATCTACGATGCGGATGAGATTCCCGATCTCGCGCAGCTGGTCGTCGGTTAGCGCCCCATGCTTGGCCCGGGTCGTGGTTCGCAGCATCCGCGAAGTCGTGGCAGTCTGCTCTTCGGTTGCACCACCGCCAAAAGTCCTACCAAGCATTTCGGTAGCCGGAGTCAGCACCGTTTCCATCATCGCGTTGTATTCGGCACGCAGCTTGGCAGCCCGGTGATTGGTATCACGGACGATCTCGTACAACCGGCGGAAACCACGGTTTTCACGGGAAGCAAAGTTTATGGTCTGCAGGTTCTCGACAACCGTGTTGTAGAGTTCCTTGAAGTCAATGCCTGCAGCTTTTGCTTTTCGCGTGAACTCCGAGTAGTTCAAGTCCCGGCGGGGAGCGTTGAGCACGGCATCAGCCACGGACCCATTGAACTGTCCGAACGATTCGCTGTTGATAGCGTAGCGGCCCGAACCCATCGGATCCTGCATGCCTTCGTAGTCGCTCATCTCCATAGCCATCTTGGCAGGATCGAAGAACGAGCCGGATGTTCCCCCGTTCTTGACGTACCGGCGGGCCTGCGCCACGACGTACCGGGCCATGTCGTCATCGAACCGGACACCGATCTTGTTGAGCGCATCCTTGATGCGGCTCCACAGGCGTGCCAGCAGGTTGTTGTCCAGCGTACCAGCCAGATCCGCGAGGTACTCTTCTGTGGCCACCGTCCTGCTGATGGATTCACCGAGGCTCTTGCGGACAGCCATGGTCATGTCCACCCCGGCGCGAACCTTGGCGCTGGAGTTGTAGACCATGTTCATCACGTTGGCTAGCTCACGCTCGCTCATGATTCCCCGGAAGCCGAAGTGGCCGAGGGTTTCATGGGCAAGGACGAACTTCAGCTGGCGCTCTGTTGCCACGCGATCAGTGAAGATGATGACCTGTCCATCACCGAACGAGTAGCCCACTGCCGATACCGTGTCGAAGTCGCCCTGCGGACGCGCAGCAACGGCCTGCTCGTAAAGACGGGGGTTCTTGGCTTTGAGGTCTGCGACGTTGGCGTACAGGTGGACGGTCGGCTTATTGACAAGCTTGCGCAGGAAGTTGGCTACGGCAATACGGATCTTGCCCACTGCCATGGGACCAGTCAGCGGACGCCCATCGTCAAGGAAATTCTTGCCGAAAGTGTTCCAGCCTTCCAGCGTGCTGCGCAATCTGGGTGGATCCCCCGGACCCGGTTTCCTTTGCTTGTCCCTGATGAGGTTAGCTTCAGCAATATTTTCCTGTGTTTTAGCACGGCGAGCCCGATCTTCGGTGTCCGTAGAAGTTTCAGTAGACACGCGCAGGATCTTGTCAATGACCTGAATCTTCGGCTCGCCTTTGTCGTTGAAGAAGTCCGAGAGTTCCGTTTTTTTATTGACAGCATAGTCCCGCTGGTTCTTTGGAACCTTCGCGTAAAGGTCACGGAGCTTGACAATGACTTGCTGGATCTGGTTTGTCGAACTCTCTCCCGTGTTGCCGTTGATGACGCGGATCTGGTTAACCAGTCGCTCGGCTTCACTAGCCCTAGCTTCAATGATCTCTGTACGCGCTGGTGCTGCAACGGTTACACCTGCCGCCTGCAGTTCATCACGCAACTGCTTCTGCAGTGTGGGCGCAAGGTTGCTGACCGACAACATCCCAGCCTTGACGTACTGAACCGCGCTTTCTGCCGGGAGGCCGATGAGCACCGACCGAATATTCGGTAGCTGCCCCCGTGCTTCTAGGTAAGTAAACCACGCTTGCGGACGCTTGTTGGAGTACACCTCCAACCTGCCCAGCGCGTTGACCTCTTCGATCAACCTTTGATCTATGACCTCACGCTGCTGCTCGGTGAACGCCGTGTCTTCTACGTATCTACGGGCTTCAAGAACCAGAGGTTTGTTGCCCTTGGACTCGTCGGTCAGGTACGCAAGGTTGACCAGCATCTCTGCATAGTCAGAGAACGCATCGAGAGTCCCACTTGTTCGCTTGGCCTCGGCACCAGCCACTGCAAACTCAAGCATTTCGACGTTGTCCATCTCCAACGCACCGTCATTTACGGCGTCGATGATGTTGTCGAGTTCAGGAGCAGTCTTGTTGGACTCAGCCCATGCGGCCTTGGCGGAAGCAGGCAGACTGGCATAACGGACATCATCGTCCGCAGCTATGTTGTTCCACTTGGTTTCGTCAGACTCCTGCGTCAGATCCTCCTTGGCTTTTTCGGCTTCAGCGGCAAGCTGTTCTTTGGACTTGGCACGCGCCAACGCCACAATGCGATCAAACGCTTTTATGGACTTGTCGGACTGCTCCCACCTGTCCTTAAGATCCTGTGACAGGTCTGCATACTGAGGGTCCGTAGCTTCGGCGTTGTCAGCCCACACTTCCTCGGCGGCTACCGCCGCCTCACCTTTTGGGGCGGGGGGCGCTCCACGCTTTGCTGGTGCAATTTCCAGCGTGTCAGCAACCGAGGGGCCACGTTCACTGAAGACGGCTACACGCCACGCTTCTTGCTGGGTGTCAGTCAGATCCCCCCACTTACCTTGTTCGCCGGTATTCGCGTATGTGCTCCACTGATTACCGGCTTGTTTCAACTGTCCACGGCGAACCAGTTCATTTACCGAAACAGGCGCTTGCTTTTGAACAGTCGGCTTGGGCGCTTGCTCTTGGCCTTTGCGGAGGGCTTCGCCCTTTCGGGCAGTGGCTGGCTGGGCGGGTACTTCTGTTCCCACTTCTTCGCTAGCTCGGGCTGGTTTGCGTGCAGGTACTTTCTCTGCGCTTCGCTTTTGAACGGCACGAGCTTCTCCTTTCCTGAGTTTCTCGGCTGCCTTGGCAGCCCTCTCTGCAGTCTTGCGTGCTTCTTCCGCAGCTTTGGCATCTGCCTCGGCCTGAGCCCGGGCTTCTTCCGCAGCCTTGGCGTCGGCCTGCGCCTTCCTCTGCAGCTTGGCAATGTTCTGCCGCATTTTATCGGCAGAAACAGACGGAGCCTGCCGTACAGTGAGGTCTTCGACTGGAGCGCCGACAGGCTGGCGCGTACCCGCACCCCTGAGAGCGGCCATCGTCGCATTACCAGCGCTGGTAAAAAATCCCGTCTGGCCAACGTCTGGAGGGGATTCTGGCGGAAGCTGCTTGAGACGAGCGTCGATCTCGCGCAGTCGCACCCGTGCATCACGGACGTTCTTGGACATCCGCCTCCTGCCCTTGGCCTGATCAATGGCGCGGATCAACCCGGCGCGTTCATCGACCAGAGCAACACGCTCGGCAACCTGTTCCTCCATGGTCTCCGGAAGAGGAGCAGCACCACGGCGCAGCGGTCCTACGTACGGGGGAGGCGGGCCGAACATCTCGGCCTGCTGTGGACCAGCAAAGAAATCACTCTGCGAGATGGGCGTCTGCGGCGTAACTGGAGCCGCAGCGGTTTGAGGAGGCCGGATACTCGATGACGATGTCAACGGCAACGGCCTGATCAACGGCAACTCGCCTTGTACCTGCGGTAGAGGACGCAGCCCAAACGGAAGCTCGCCCTGCCCTTCAGGGACTACCTGCGGAGCAGGAGCAGGCGCGACCGGCGCAGCCGGGGGCTGCATACGCTGACCGATTTCGCCCGTAGTGACAGGCTGCCCACCGAAGATGTTTAGCACACCCTGTTGCCCCGGATAGGTCGGGGGGATGTCTTCCATCACATCAACGACAACGTCATCCGTAGTGGCAGGCCGCGTGTTGCCAGCCGAGTCAACCACAAAACCGGGGCGATTGCGGATTGCCATGACCCCACCCGGAGGCGGGAGCATGGGCGGGCCAGAAGGGATAGCAGGCCCTACGAACTCGCCGGTAAAGAAATCTCCCTGTTGCGGACGCGGCCCCAAAGGGCTAGGGCTAGTCGGGGTGGGGGGTCCAACCTGTATTGGAGCAGGAGGTCCGACGAAAGGCGGCGGTCCGCCAAACAAATCCCCCTGAGTACCCGGTGCAGCACCAGAGGGGACCCTTGGGGGAGCGCTGGGGGGAAGGTCAAACATCCCCGGGGTCATGGGCGTCGGCTCAGTAGTCTGGGCGGGATTGAGCAAGTTGGCAGGATCGCGACCACGCGAGGCAAGGCCACCGAGACCGCCCAACGGACCACCGACACCAAAGCCTGCGGCAAACGAGTTGACGAGGCGGTTGATGCCCTCAGGGGAATCCCAGTCAACCTGTTGGTTGACGCCCAGCAGGATGCCTTCCTGCCCAGCTTCGGTGGCACCTTCGGTCACACCACCAATGGCAATGCCCGCGACAACGCGACGGGTCAGTGGACCAGCACCAGCTGCCCTGAGAGGCAGCCCCCGTCCGCTTGCAGCCTTGATGACCTGACTGGCAACGCCAAACTCGAAGAGATTCTCCAGCGCGGCGTATGGAATGCCCAGTACGGCAGCAGTAGCGCGATCCGGATCACCCCCTTCGATGGTCTCGCCGTAGATATCAGCAACACCAGTGGCGTAGCCTTGAGCAGCAAGACCGACACCCGCACCACGCGTGCGGGCAGCACCCAGAGATGCCTGCAAAGCCGTCTGGGCAGCGCCGATGTTCTGGGTACCGAGCGCCAGAGTATTCTGGATCTGGGCAGCAGCCGTGACGCCAGATGCTTCGTGCAGGATCTTGATCTCAGCCGGATTCAGCTTCTCACCAGCGGCATACTTCTTGGCCGCGCTCATGATGGACTGCTGGGTAGCCGGAGTAGTCATCCGATTACTGAGCGTGCGGAACGCCGCAGACCGGGCAAGCGCACCACCAGCAGCCGCACCGGCACCGCCAGACAACGCGGAAAGCAGGAGATTCGGACCCTGCTGCGCAAGGTTGCCGACGAACCAGTCGAGCACGCCCCGGTTGGGCTCACCGATATCGGTGAACGCACGCTCGTAGGGGGAGGTCTTGCGGAGATCCTCCTCCTGCGCTGCAACAACTCCTGCGCCCGTCTCTTCGGCACCGAGGAACTGAAGCCCCCGCCCTGCGAGCATTTGCGTAACGTCAACGCCACGCCCGAAATTCTTGGACGCAAGTCTCCCCATCGACGGATTGCGGATGGCAGCCGTGTACTGCCCGTAGGCATTTGCGTCAAGCGGCTCCCAGTCTCCACCAGTGGGGAGTCCGACACCCGGCTGATTAAGGAGGGACTCAGCATCAAGCGCCTGCTGGTCATCGTCAGCGTCAAACGTAATGCCCTGCACATACATCTGATTGCGCGATTTGCTGAACGCAACGCTAGGCGGCTTGACCATCTTTGGCATCGTGAACTGGGAGCCAGAGGTAAGGCTCTCACCAAGCGCCACCATGTCGGCTGACGACCCACGCAAGTTGTCGATGCCCATGCCAGATGTAGGACTGTAGGGCGCGTAGGGATTTGGCCTGTCACCCAGATCCATCTTTTCAAGAGTGGTGCTGGCGAACGGGTTGGGGGTAAGACCGGCCATACTATTGTTCCTGCTGAACGGTGGGGAGTCCTGCCATCGGGACTGCAGACATGGATGTTACCTTGATCCCGTTAATTACTTGCTCTTTACCACTGGTGTTAAACAGATACGGGGTTGCACCCGGACCGGGAGGCGTAATAATTAGAATTCCATCATCGCCCTTTATAACTTTGTATCCGCTTGCATCAAACATTGCGCGAGCCATGTCGATGTTTCCCTTTGCTTTTTCAACAAAGATTTCCCGAATCATCTGCCGGTACTGTTTATCCTGCTCCTCTGCGATTTTACGGTCGCTCTCAAACGCTTTCTCTCTCATAGTGCGCTGAGACTTACTCTCCTCCGCTGCCTCGCTTGCCGACAGTGTGGCAAGCTGATCCTGATAGCCCTTGTCAAACGAAAGGCGAGCCTGCTGGGCAAGCTGATATGCCGATACGCCTTCAGCAGTTCGCTCACCGTTGACGAACAAGTTGTATGTACCATCGCTGCGGCGCTGGATACCAACCGGTTGATTGGCGTAGTAGCTCCACACAGAAGCGAGCCGCCTCGGATCGTTGGCCGTCTCCAGATCGCTGAGTCCTTGCATGCCCAGTGCGAAGGGGATGGAGGCTTCGGCCTGCAGAATCTGGGAGCGCAATGCAGCATACTGCTGGATCGACTCCGGAGTCCGCATGTTCAAATACATGTTGGCCAGTCGAACCATCTCCTCCCTCTGCGCCAAGGCTTGCTGTACAGCCACAGGCTGCTCCGCAGACATCTCCCCCAGAGTAGTAAGCCGACGCTGCGCAGCGGCAGCGGCGGGAGTCGGAGCAGCGGCAGCGGCGGGAGTCGGAGCAGCAGCAGCGGCTGGAGCAGCAGCTTGCGCGGACGGAACCATTGCTTCTATGACACCACCCAAAATCCCCCGAATTTTCTGGACATAGTTCCGGGTTTCAGCAGGCAACTGCGCAAAGTTAGCGCCACGCTCAACCCAGTTTTTGGTCGCACCCGGACCCCAGTTATATGCTGCAAGCGCATGTTCAAGATTGCCACCAAACTCACGGATCATGGCAGCAAGGTAATCTTTTCCAACGCGCTCACGTTCCTGCGGGCTGTCATCTCTTGCAGGGAAAACACCGAACCCGGGATCTCTAAGCGTTTCCGGCATCGTCTGCATGGTGCCAACAGCACCTTTTGGACTTATGGCACTTGGGTCTCCACCGCTCTCAACCTGCATAACAGCAGCAGCAATCTTGTCAAATTCTGGGATAGCAGCACCACCAGTGCCCGGAACCGTAACACCTGCAACAGGAGCGGCAGCGGGAGCGGCGGCGCGATCTTTATTGTACTGATCCAACCTCGCCTGCTGTTCAGCAGGAGGCAGAGACATGAACTGTTCCCGGGAGAGTTGTGCTGTCGGAATTCTAGACAGACTAGCTTGTACTTGCGGGGAAGTAAGCGGTGGAACTGGAGTAGGCTTTTGAACCGGAATACGAGAGGGAACGAGCGGACCCATGGCCGCACTTGCACCCAGCGCAAACGTCGCCTTTAAATCTTCGGCGGAAGTACGGAGAGCGGGATTTCGACCACGACCACGAGTAGTTGGTCCGGAACCGGTAGACGCTTTCAAAGACGCAGCAAGTTCCGGAATAGTCAGGGACGCTGGGGCAGGCGCAGCAACGGGCGCAGCCGCAGGCGCAGCCGCAGGCGCAGGCGCAGCAACAGGCGGCGGGACTTCAACGTCTCCGTACGTTTGCGCAGTAGGAAGTTTAACTCCTGCATACGGAGGGCTCGCCTTAGCCTGCTGCTCGTACTGCTTAGATGATCGCTCTGCCCGGTTTCGCGCTTCGATAGCAAGCTGGTTCTGACGAGCAAGACGTTCCAGTTCTTCAGCTTGGCGCATTCCACCAGCGACGACACCGGCCCCACCAAGCAACTGTCCGATGCTGGCCATT